CTGTTTTTATTGCTATACTATACTGTAGAATGCTTACGCATTCTCTGGTATTTTATACTGATTTTAATGGTATCTTTTCAACCTTTCACTTTTGCACAATTTCACATTGAGATCAATTCTCATTTATTCCACAATATTCACGTTGAGATCAATTCTCACATATTTAACGATATTTGCACTCACTTTTGCACCCTGCACAGACATTGAGTGGTCTAGCACTCAAAGCTTTTGTTAGTGGACGTGACATTAGTTTTGCATTTGATTTTGGGATAGCTACTCATTATCATTTGTACACATTTATTGTGTCCGTGAATTTTATTCGTAGGTTTAACTGCCCAGTCATTTCCTGTAATCTTTATGGTTACAAATAATGGGATGGAGCACCCATTTATCTCTGCGCCGGAGGAAAGAGAATTTATTCTCAGAAAATAAAATAAAAATTATATTGACCCCCACAAAAATTGTGGATATATATCACGGCAGTGATCCAAATCAAAAACAAAATACAAAATTTATAATTACAAAATACAAACAATAAACACCATTGTGATATGCTCATTGAGCATATCCTTTGGACTTCTTGGATGTTAAACGGAAAAGAATGTTCCCAAGACTATATATTTAAAAATTCAATTAAACGGCGCGATATAGATGGATTTGATTTATCGCATGATTTTCGAGTTTATGAATGATTATGTTATTGCCATCCTTATCGGATTAGCAATTTACGTTTTTATTTACATGATTTACTGGGGTTTCAAACCCTGGGACACTACACCATTATCGCAATTAGAACAAATGATATTGATAAACAACACTTTAATGATTAAACTCAAAGCTCTAGCAGAGTATACGGAAAACCCATTATACCATGAAGCTATCAGGAGAATTGGGGATATTTTGTATTATAGTGTTGATCTTAAATTGTTGGTGTTTTCGCATCCTCACATTTTTGCAAAACTTTGGAGTCTTTGGTATCAACATAAAATTCGAGTTAATGGGATTTGGTTAATGCAACAAGCCCCGGTATTAGACCCTTTAACTGATAATTTATTAATCATTCATCAAGAACGATTGAGAGAAGAGATCGCTTATCAGAGACGGGAGAGAGAAGAAATTACTGAAGAAGAGATGAGAGTGGCTATGGATGCCCATTACGAAGAGATGAATGAGTATCATGAAGAACGCGATTTTATTGAAAATGGAGGACGGCGGAGAGAAGAAGCATTAGCTCACAATCAAGTTATGCACGCACAAAATGGAAACACAGATTTGGAGTTTGAGTATTCGAGTATGGTTGAACGAATCAAACTCGGTAAAGCTGATAAGGAGGATTTGCGTTTATTATCGAAACTAAAACCAGACCAATTGGTATTACTTTTTGGAAATAAGAAAGAAGTCGAGAGATACAACTTGCTTGTTAAGACAGCAAACGATTATAAATATAGGAATTTAATAGCTTATGCTAAAGGACCAGATGCTGTTAAGAGAGCTGTTCGAGCTCTAGAAAGAAAGAGAACGCCTCAGGTTCAGACTATTAGAATCAAAGTACGAAGACAACATTTTGTTGGTGAAACATTTTGTCGTTTTATGGACCTTGATTTGACTGGAGAACTTGCGGATACACGAGAGTGTTTCAACTCACAGATAAAACCAGAATTACGACAAATGACGAAGAAACAATACAAACGTAATTTACGAACATTATATTATTTGGAGACAGGAGAGAGTGTTGAAACACAAGGAGTTGGAGATGGATTGACTGGATTCGTCAAACACATCCGAGGGATGTTTGGAACCGTAACATCATTTGTACAAAATTACGACGGTTTGTTGGTAGAAGTTAGGAAGTTATATGCCCAATTACCAACCACAACAACTATCATTGCATCTATTACTCAGCTCTTGAGTGATATTATTGCATGTGTGACATTAACAGGAACCAGCCTTTACGGATACATATTAACTAGGTTGGTTTCTATTGGAGCTACCTTAATTGGTAAGGCAACGGATATACGCCAATCGATTGACAAAATCATATCATATTTCGAACAACAGATCAAGGGATGTGATACGATTGAGAAAGGTAAGGAAAAAGTTGTTACCCAGGGTGGAGGAGAAGAACACATTGGTGTTGCTGTGTTCAAAGTTTTAGGACACATGATATTCGGATGGGGAGACATCCACATTAGTGAAAAGCGCGCGAAGCGCATATCAACAATGTTCCATTCGATGAATACGTTACACACTTTTATGACGAAGTTTGGAGATTTTTTTAAAGAGATGATAAACACAATGTCGAAGACATTTTTAGGACATAATGTTTTTGACACTGTGCCTGAAGAATTAGCGACTAAACTGGAGGAAGTAGGAAAACGTATCGGAGACAGACTTGTTGCCCAGAATGTTATTATGGATGTTATCAGCGCGAGAGCTGTTATGAGTTTGTTTGCTGATGCAACAATCCTGTACACACAGTTGAGTAACTTACCAGGACATAAATGGATAACATGGATAGACCAGTATAAGATGTTTAAAGCACTTGTTGTGACCCAAGCACAGGTGTGTTTAAGTACAGAAATTGGAAGACCTGAACCTTGTTGTTTTTATGTTTATTCGACACCAGGTGCTGGTAAGACCGGTTTTAGTCGGAGATTTGCCACGGATCTAGTGGCTCTCTTTGAAGATAAGAAGATTGAAGGATCACCGGTTTACGAAAAACCCCAAAATTCGGAATATTTTGAAGGATACATGGAACAACCTGTGACTGTGGTTGATGAGTTTTTGATGTCAAAGAACAATGATGTTAATTATGATAATGGTGCTTTTGCTATAATGGCAGTTAGCACAGTTTCATGTCCGTTGAATATGGCTTTTGAAGGTAAAGGAAAGAGTTATTTTAAGAGTCGTTTATTGATTTTGATGGGTAACTCAGAAGATCCCTTATGGGAATCATCCGGACACGTAGCGACAGGTGCTTTAGCGCGCCGTATACGAGTCTTGGATATGAAACCTGTTGGAAAGGATTATGACTCAACCACTGGCAGGTGGAAGAAGGACAGAACTGAGATCAGTATGCAGGTGGATTACACGTTTACGGTTATGGATTATGTGAAACAACCCAACAACCCACCACAAAGATCTACCACATTGTTTGAAGGAAACTATGAGGGGTTGATTTGGTACACGTTAAAGGATATGGTAGCCCGTGATGATGCTTATGTTATTGATTCATGTCGCGCTAAAGATGTGAATTTCGCGAGCGTTATTCGGAGTTTTACGCACACTGACCAAGATCAACCTATTAGGATGTTTCGAGCTAGATACCCAGATGCCTTGAAATATTTTAGTGAATTACCTGAAGAAGACCCCTTACGTAAACAATTCTTTTTGCGCAGACCAGCACGAGAAGCTATATTTAATTATGAAACTAAAGGAAGAGCTACGGCTAGTACGAGTTCGACTTTTCAGACGATGAATGATGATATTTTTGAATGTACTGGCTGTAAGCGTCCTTATTCAACTAAAGAGAAACATGAGTACGAAGATGGAGATATTTATTGCAACGCTTGTGCGGCTGCTGTGATTTTAACCTTAGATCCTGTTGAGGAGGAGGTTACTACACAAATGCTTGGAGTTGTGAGTAAGTTTTTTAGCCCTAGTAAGGACAAACGACCAGCACGAACTGTACCAAAGTTTGATGAAGTTGTTTGCCCTGAAGACCCTTTGGAGGAGGATAACTTACGGAAGAGATGGACTGGTTGGTTTGAGGAGTATTTTGACTATGATGATGCTTCGACGACCATAAAGAACCAGATTTACAGGATATGGTGTGACCAGACCAAACGAGGGCGTATAATACCCTTGAATGATTTGATTGATGCCAAACAACCGAGTCGTATCAGGTTGGACCTGTTGCTCGGAATTGATGATGAATTTGTGAACCGGTTGTATAAGAAGACCGCTTTGAACACAGACCTAGATTTGATTTCATTTTGGTCTCGTATTGATGAGGAGAATTTGAACAAACAACGTGAAGGAAACTTTTCCACGGATTTTCGGCGATTAGTTAACTACACGCCACATGAACGCTTTGTAGTGTGGTTAAATAAGAGATACAGAGCAATGAAGGATTTGGTGTTTCAACATTGGAAAGCTTTCACTGTGGGTTTGGTAGTTGTTATTTCGATGATGAGTATTGGATGGGCCACATGGATGCCTAAAGAGGAAAGTGAGTCGCAGTTGTTGTATGAACATAATCTTCCAAAGGTGCCCAAACGGACCAGGAATTTTACTAAGATTTACACGACAACCAAGACCCAAGTTGGTGATCCTACCACTTTAGAGCAAAGTAGAGTTATTTCTAACGCTTTCGGGATATTGAAGGTGGAGACCACGATACCCGGACACGACCCAACTAGTTTCACTGGTACTATTTTCAATGTTATGGGGACAGCGTGGATTTCAACAATACATCTGTTAGCGGGCGCCTTAGGCGACGCAGAAACAGAACAAGAGATTAATGTTTTGAAGAAACACACGAAGTTAACCCTACAGGTTGGAGGAATTACCTATGATCAATTACCCTTTGATGAAGTCAAATTTATTCCTTGGGTAAAAGGAGACATGTCGTTCGATTTGTGCACTCTGATACTACCGTTAAGGTATGTGTCTCAGGGCAGGAATTTGGCGTCATATTTTCTTGTTGAAGACGAGTTAGATGATCGAGCAGTTGAAAATGTTGTTCGTGTTTACTCTCAGGACCCAGCTGAGATGTATTCACCTATCATTATTGAGAGAACTGGAGGAGGAACTTATCGCTTCATTTCCGATAAGAATGGGGTTAGAGAAAACAAACCCCTCATTTCAAGTCATGAAGCGACTGGTGATAATTTCACCACCACTCACTGTATAGAGTATAAAATACGAAGCGTAGCTGGAAATTGTATGTCTGTTTATGCGATTGATAATAATCTTGCTAAACACAAGTTTATAGGATTTCACATTGCCGGCAAAGACCAAATTTTTGGTGAGTGTGCTATTGTAACACAGGAGTTGATCAAGGAATTTGTTGAAAAATATTATTCCACGAAATACACACCATTTGCAGTAACACAAGGATCAATGCTTGATCTCGGTGGGTCGAACAAACCTATCGAGCTCATGATGGAGACTGGATCATTAGCGTTACCTTATATTCCTAGAGAATCGATGATACTTGGTAGAACTCCACAAAAATTTTTGAATTACATTAATAAGGACACATCTATCAAACGTACCCGGTTGTTTATTGGCGAACCATGCCACAGACGACCGGCACAGTTGAGACAAGGACCCAAAGGTGACCCCCTCATGATCGGTATGAAGCGAGAAGAGATCAAAGACTTTCGTGTAGACGATAGTGCTTATGATATTGCTTGGAGACGATATGAGAAGAAGCTGATGGGTGTTAGACCTGGATTGAATGGCTTGTTAACTTTGGTTGAAGTTTTGAACAAACCAATTAATGCAACACATTTACAATCCATTCGCCAGCACACATCTGCAGGATCCTTAATGAAACAAAATGCGGGAGGCACCCAGGGCAAGACAGCTTATGTCACAACCGGTGGAGATGAAGGTTATTTTGAACCAACACCTAAACTGATTGATGCCATTGAAGCTTATGTCGAAAGTGCTGAACGCGGTGAGGTACCCATTGTGCCTTATCTAGTGACCATGAAGGATGAGTTACGAGAAAATGAGAAAGTCGATGAATACAAAACACGAATTTTTAAAGCTGGTAATTTGGCCCATTTACTTGTTGAGAAACAATATAATGGGGCTTTTCACCAAGCTATGCGACAAGACCCTGATGTAACGTATAACGCTAGCGGTATTAACCTTAATGGTAGATATGGTAAGCGTTTTTACGAGCAATTAGGACGTGGGCGAGTTATAATGTATGATGTCAAGAACAATGACAACACACGTTACCGCAAACCCAAATGGAAATACAATGAAATTAATCAGAAGTATATGCGCTTGGTTGATGCATATGAGATGCGCCAGAAGAGCACCCCGTATGAAGAAGCCACCAAGGAGATGTTGAGGAGAGATCGTGTGCGAGCTGTTCTAGCTGCCCATAATCTTTCACCTAACCATCAAATTGGAGATGTGATATACCAGAAAATTTTATCAATTTCAAGTGGCGATCCTCGGACTTTTGATGAGAATAGTGCCATTAATAAAATCGATTTTGATACCGCAGTACTCATCTTAGTTAGAAAACACAATCCCAAATTGTATGATGAAGTTGTCTGTGATTTAGATTTCGACAAATATTGGTGGTCGTTCCATGCAGGAGACGATGCAGCCGCAACCGTGTTTGACCAACGCTTGGATTTCGTTACCTATGAATCCGTGCGAGACACGATGGAGAAGAAGTTGGGGACAACAATTACTCCACCTGCCAAAGGACGACATCATGTTGTCATGAAGGACGGAGTTTTTGATGTGACCACTTTTGCTCACAAAGAAGAAGATTTGACCGAGGTTACAATTGAAACTTGTACTTTCCTCGGTCGTACCCCTGGGAAGTTTCTCGGGAAGCATATTGCTTGGAGATTAAATGAGTCTACTATTCACGCCATCCCTTTTTGGCGCTTAGACAATTTTATTACCGAAGCAAATATGGAGAGCCAATTATGCGACTCTGCAATTAGAGAGTGGTTTTATTATGGCGAAGAGGTGTTTACTTATTGGAAGAATAAATATGACACAGAGCTCTTGAGAGTTGGATCCCCTGTCACGTCTCTCAGCTGGGCGAAAGCCCTAGCTGACTGGCATGACGCTCAATTCTAAATGAGCGCTCGGTTGCACGCGTACCGTGCGGCTTCTATGGTTCACCCCTAACCATGGAATGATTGACCTAAAGGGCAGATAGCACAGTGACGAACCAATCCGTTTTCGATACTTTACGGAAGGTTCTAGTGCAAAACGAGAGCGTATCGCTCTTTTGATAAAGAACTCTATATCGTTAGTGGTTATGTGCACAACGATGAAAACAAATGCATAACCGATAATTCAAAATTAAGTAGTAATATGGTAGCATCCCAGGCCGACAGGACTGACGAGAGTGCTAATAAGATTCTGGAACACGTGACTAGTTACACAGAGTCCGTAGGAATCACATCTGTCAAAGTTGCAGCACCGCAACTTAAACTGGAAGCAGGGACTGATCCATATCCCCCAGGTGAAATTGCTAGAGCTTTAACTCGCTCGTATCTTATCGATGAACTTACTGTCGATAATACGGCTGTGGCAGGAGATCTTCTTACCACCTACGAGTTTCCCCAAGCTCTTATGACTAATTTCAATATCGATAAGCTCAAGTATTATCTTTATATGAGATCTAAAGTCAAAATCAGTTTTCGAATCAATTGCACCAAGTTTGATTATGGAACTATTATGGTTTCTTATTTGTCTTATTACAATAAGGAAGCCGCGTACGATTTTCGTGAAGCGAATTTGTATGCACTTGCGCAGAACAATTGCAAGTTAATGTCCATTCAACAAGGAGCAACCCTTGAGCTCGAATTACCATGGATCAACCCTAAGGCGTATATGATTATTGACACGCCTGATGCTGAGATTGGAACCGTTTTCGTGAGTATTTTACACCCGCTAAGTGCTTCAAGCACTGACCCACCCGCGAATATCAAGATACTTGTTTACGCGCAGTTTGTCGATCCTGAAGTGGCAGGTTATGCCCCGGAAGCAACTGCTCCTGTGTTGTCCCCCTCATTGCGTGCTCGTAGAGGCGCAATACCGAACGCTGTTACACAAAGCGGTCGTGGGGGCAAGACAGTTAATCAGGAAGCTCAAGACAAAAGCGAAGCTGGTGTTTTCACTGGTATTGCGGAAGGTGTTAAAACTGTGGAAGCAGTTATTGGAGGTTTGGGTGGACTAGTTGAAACTGGTTTGTCTATTGCCTCCTCAGTTGGTGGTATCGTTTCTTTGCTTGCATTGAACAAACCCAACTCTGTGGCGACATCTCATCCCGGATATCTTAAACCTGATCAAGGTTTATCATATGGCACAGGAACAGAGCTCGCCACTAAATTCTCACTTCATCCAGAGTATAATATTTCCACTCAAAAAGGAATTATTTGCGCAGATGAACCACAACCTATGTTGAGAGATATCTTATCCCGACCTTCTTTGTTGGCTCGAGGTTCTTTTAACAATAGCACCAGTACAGGAGCGTCTATTACGTCCTGGATGGTGCATCCCAATTTAGCCCCTCTTTTGGGACATGATGTCGGTACGGACACTGATTTGTGGCAACCGACAGTTCTTGGTTGGTATACCTCATTTTTCTCCCAATGGAGAGGAGGACTTAAGTATATGATCAGATTTACCTGTAGTTCTTTCATGTCATGCCGAGTTCGATTAGTTCATGTTCTTGAACCTTTTCTTACTTTGCCCTTAATTGACATTTCTGGTGACGTGGTGTCTATGGTGGTGGATATTTCCGGTGATAAAATGGTCGAATTTACAATTCCCTATTTATCGGATGTCTATTATCAATACACCAGTACTCCAGGTGAGGTTGCCAACCACATCGGTTATGTCGACATGTATCTCGAGACACCCATTGTGTCCCCTGATACCACTGCGGATCCCAAAGTATTTTTTGATATTTGGGTCGCAGCTGCTGACGATTTCCGCGTTTGCCAACCAATTTCCCCAGTGTTTGGAAGGGACACTTGTTTGTTGTCCACAACTATGGTTGATACTGATAAGAAGTACGTTCGTAAAGTAGCCAAAGAACAAACTCCCCCCACGCCTATGAAGACCGAACTCAATAAGAAAGAAAGGTTGCTTTTAAAGAAGGGTGTTGCTGAAGCAGAAACGCAGTGTGACGTGAATAATGAGTTCAAGAAACCATTTCCAGGTTTAGTACCTGCTAAGTACGTGGTCGAACATGGCCTCGTCAATGGCGAAGATCCTGGAGCTTTTGCGAATTTATTACATCGTTATTGCACTATGCAACAGTTTGAAGGTTGGAGTGGTGGTTTTAATGACATAAGTCCTGGTTGGACCGACGACCTTGGGATTGATGTTTGGGGCTGGCGTTCGGAAACGGACGTGCACTCCCTACTACTCATGGGATACCAATTTTACCGAGGATCAACTCGAGCATATTATTGGGATCGAACTCAGACCAGACACGCTGAGACTTATAAGCTCCCTGGAGATGACACTAATTGGGGTCGTTATCTTTCACGTGGGGTTGACTGGGATGATATCTATTGTGGATTCACCCTGTCACAACCAGCCGATCCTGGCTGGATAAACCGATTTGAGGTTCCTTGGTATAAGAGGACCACTTTCGTAGAACATTTTGGAACTGTTGTTCCCGATGAGTATGTGCATACCATCAAAACGGAATCAAATGTTAGCGCTGAGAGCGGCGCTGCCCGTTGGCTTTATAGCATGGGCGACGATCTCAGCGTAGGAGGACTTTGTGCTGTACCAGCTATAGTACTCCCAACACCAGCTCCGCTTACAAAGAAACTGGTGAGGTTCGGGAAAGCTAAGAAACCCGCAAAAATTATTAGCCATTGAGTATAGTGGTGCCCTAAAAATCACCTATATAACCAATATAAATCTTATTGATGCCGCTAATGTGCCTATTATGATATTTCATGACGCATTATGCTCCCTATAAGTACAACAAATTGTTTATTCAATTTATAGTCTGTGGACG